TGTTAGAAGTAAACGGTATTCATACCGATGCAACACCATAAGGAAGGAGGTAAATAATTATGGAAAATAATCCTATCAGATTAGATGCAGGTGAATCTGCTTTTTTTCTCCGTCAATTGGAGTATATTAAAGCACGTACTTACGATCAGAAACTTAAAACACTGAAAGCAAAAACACTTATTCCGGTGTCAACAGAAGCTAACCCCGCTGCTGAAAATATTACTTATAGACGGTTTGATGCTGTTGGTATTGCAAAAATTATTGCTGATTATGCACAAGACTTTCCCCGTGTAGATATTTATGGGACTGAACAGACCGTAAAAGTACATGGAATTGGTGATGCTTATGGCTATAATATAATGGAAATACGAAGAGCAGCAATGGCTGGATTAAGTTTGGAACAAAGAAAAGCTAATACGGCAAGGAGAGCAATAGAAGAAAAATCTGATTCTATTGCATGGTTAGGTGATTCTGACTATAATATCCAAGGTTTTATTAATTACCCCGGAATATCTGAATATACTGTTCCTGATCCAGGATCTGGAACTGAATGGGCTAATAAAACAGGGGATGAAATCCTAGCTGATCTTAACGGAATCGTTTTTGGTATAATTGATTCAACTAACGGAGTAGAAGCCCCGGATACAATGTTAATGCCAATAACTCAATATAATCTGATCAGTGGTATACGTATCGGTGATGGTTCAGATAAAACAATAAAAACATTTTTCCTGGAAAATAATGGTTATATTAAAACAATCGAATGGGTAACTGAACTTAAAGGTGCCGGTGCTGGTGGAGCAGATAGATTTATGGTTTATTCTCGGGATGATAATCATATTACATTAGAAATTCCACAAATGTTTGAACAATTTCCACCACAGCAGAAAGGCATGGAATATGAAATTATGTGTCATGAAAGAACTGGTGGAGTTATTATGTACTATCCCCAATCAGTTGCGTATGGCGACGGCATATAAAATAAGGGGGAAATTACATGCTTAAACTAAAATGGAATGGAACAAAATATCATAAAATTTTACTAACTTTAAGAAATAATAATAAAGTAGAATTTTTTAATTTTACATTACAGCCAGGTGAAAATAATATTACTGAAGATATGTGGGAAAAAATTAAAAATAAATGTTTGCCTTATACGCAAAATGGGAAACTTGAAATTATATCTGAAGAAAAATTAGAGGAAATAAAGAAAAAAGTGAAAATTAAAAAAGTAGATAAAATTAATACAGATGAGAAAGGAGAATAAATGGCATTATTAAATTGGAAACTTGCCAATGTAAAGATTGTTCCTAAAAATTCACCAAAAAGTAAAAGAGGAGATAAAGAAAATAAAGTAGGCACAAAGGAATTTATACATCTCCTCCCCGGATATAATGAAGTGGATGATTCAGAATGGGAACAAATAAAAAATAATTGCAAGCCTAGATTAGAGGATAATAATCTTGTGCTTCTTACTAAAAAAGAAGGGGATAAAGAAATTATTGTTTCTTTTTCCGATATAGCTAAGGATAATCCTGATAAGGCTGTGGAAATTGTAAATCAGACTTATAATATTTCTTTGCTTGAAAAATGGAAATCAGAAACAAGCAGGGATGAATTAAGAAGTGCAATATTCAATCAGATAGATGCAATTAAAAACTATAAAAGCACAGGAAAAGGAATAAGGATTAAACAATAAATGGGTCTTTCCGTAAAGCAAATAATTGAAGTAAGATGTCCTGGCCTGTACACAAGTACAGGTCTGGACATTTATATTGAAATTGCAGAAAACCAGATTTCCTCCTGTTATTATGGAAGTAATAGAAATCTGGCTGTAGCTTTGCTTTCCTGTCATCAATACACTATGGATCAGCGTGGAGGAACAGCAGGAACGATTTCAACAAAAAGAGAAGGTGATTTATCAGTTTCTTATTCTACCATAGCCTCAAAAAATGGAGGTAGTGATCTTGACCAGACTTCTTACGGAAAAGAATTGCAGAGTCTCACAAGAAAATCTGGCAGTGGGGCTATTAGTGTAACCGGTGCAGATATTACCTGTTTGAATTCTAATATAATACCTTGTGAATAGAAAGGAGAAATATGAAATTAGAATACAAAGGAAAAACAAAACAAAAACTTGGAGTAGTTGATAATGAACATTTTTATATTCTACCTGGCAAAGATGAAAATATAAAAGATGAGATATGGGAAAAATTAAAAGAAACTCCCTGGGTAAAAAAACTTATTGAAAATGAATTATTGATAGAAAAAGCAACAAAGAAAAGTAAAAAGGAAGAGGTAATAGAAATAAACGGTGATGCTTAAAACAGAAGTTACGGTAAATACAAAAAAATGGGATAAACTCAAAGGAGAATTAAAGGATCTTGAATCCGCTTTTACTACCTGTGGTTTGCATAAAGATGAAACATATCCAAATGGACTTGATATTGCTTTTGTTGGTGCTGTCAATGAATTCGGCACTATTTATATTCCTTCCCGTCCCTGGATACGCGGATGGTTTGATGGTAAATTAAATGATATTAAAAATAAAGCAAGGAAAATTCTTGAGAATATTCTTGATGGAAATATTACATCAAAAGAAGGATTAGAAGATTTAGGTTATTATGGGGCTACTGAATTAAAACAGTCTATAGTACAATTAAAAGAACCACCAAATGCCCCAGCTACGATTAGAAAAAAAGGATTTGATGATCCTTTAATTGAAACTGGATTAATGCGCGATACTGTTAATCATAAAGAATTTTTTAATCAACCTTTTCCTAAAGAGGAGGATGATTATTGAGTCTTTTTAATACACATACATTAACAGTAAAAAGATACACTGGTTTATATGTAAATGGAAGATGGACACAATCATTATCATCTACTTTTACTATTACAACTTCCTGGCAACCAGCAAATGGAAGAGATACTGAAACTTTGCCAGAAGGAAAAAGAAGCCAGCAAATTTATAAATGCTATCCCGCTACAGAATTATTCGTAGCTGATCCTGTGAATGGTCAACCCGCTGATATAGTAGTGGGGATAGATGGAAAGGATTATGAAGTCATTTCTTGTGCACCAAATCAGAATAATATAATAAATCATCATAAAGCTATGTGTACAAGAGTAAAGGAAGGGTCATGACATTTTCACAATTAGAAGCTGCTTTATATCAGTGGGCTTCTACTAATTCAGCTATACAAGTTATTTTTGCTGATGAGAATGGTATAAGACCAATTGATAAATATATTACAATAAAAATTATAATATCAACTCCAATAGGTCATCCTCATATAGGAAATACTGATGATAATGGAGATAGAGAGATTTTACAAAATGAAAATTTTACAGTAGAATTAAATTCATATTATAGAGGATCAAATGATGATTTACAAGTATTAAAAGATTCATTAAAAAAAGATGCTGTTATGCAGAGTTTAGCAGATGATGGAATAGTAATTCGGGATGAAAATGGTAGTATAACAGATTTAAGTGTTTTGCTTGATGATATTACTATTGAAAAAAGATATTTATATGAAATAAGATTTTCATTTTGTAAAACCGTTTCTGAAAATGTAAGTTATATTGGAACGGTAGATATACAACAAATATAAAAGGAGGTAATAACATATGGCATTAATTGATGAATATGTACAAGTAACAATAACAAGACAAACTGCTGTGGCTTCTGTTGCATCATTCGATAATATGCTGATTGCAGCAGAATTCTTGAAAGCATCCATCACACCTTCATTTGATGAGCGTGTCCGAGTATATGATAGTTTGTCTGAACTTGCTACTGCTGGATTTGGAACATCAAGTGCAGTATATCTTGCAGCAACAGCATTTTTTTCACAGAATCCCAATCCGGGAAAAATCTATGTAGGAAGAAAATTGACAGGTGGTGATGGTTCGGAAACCTGGGATGCTGCTTTAACTGCAATGAAAGAGGAAAATAATGAATGGTATGTTTTTTCTATTGATAGCAGGGGATTAGTTGATTTAGAGGATGTAGCAGATTGGTCTGAATCAAATAAAAAATTGTTTTCAATCACTGATGATGATCCTAATATTATTGGGGGGACTGGTGATATTGCAGAGTATATCAATACTCAGAATTATGACAGATCATTTCTAATGTTTCATCCCGATGCGGATGCAGGAGTAGATGATCCTTATATGAATTTCGCCTGGCCTGGTCTTATGCTTACTTATGATCCGGGCTCAGCAAATTGGCTGCATAAAACATTAAGAGCTGTTTCCGCCTATAATCTTACTTCAGCGGAAAGAAGTACAATTGAAGGTAAGAAAGGAAATTATTATTCTACAATAGCAGGATTAGATAAAACTCTTGGTGACGCTACAGTAGGAAGTGGTGAATATATTGATATTATTCGCGGAACTGATTGGTTGGAAGCAAGAATACAGGAACTTGTATATACTGCTTTAGGACAACTTGCTAAAATACCATTTACAGACCAGGGAATAGGCATAGTGGTATCACAAGTTGAAGCTGCATTACAAGAAGCGGTTGAAGTAGGCTTGCTTGCCCCACCTGATATAGAAGGAAATCCGAGTTATAATGTAACTGCTCCGCTTGCTGCTGATGTAAGTATAACTGATAAGGCAAATAGATTTTTACCTGATGTTAAATTTACAGCTACTTATGCAGGAGCAATTAATAGAACAGAAATCCGCGGAACTATTTCCGTATAAGAAAGGAGAGAATAAAATATGGGATCTTTAGTTAAAAATTATGACCCTAAAAAAGTAAATGTATTTTTCGGTGGAGTGCCTATTACTGGTTTTGCTGATGGTAGTTTTATTACTGTTACTCCTTCTTCTCAATATTGGACAAAAGTTAGCGGAGCTGATGGAGAAAAAGGCAGGGCAAAAAGTAATGATTATTCACATGAAGTAACAATTACATTAATGCAAACATCACAATCTAATGATTATCTTTCCGGTATATTAGCACTTGATAAAGCTTCTAATGCAGGAAAATTACCTTTAACTATTATAGATTTATCAGGAACAACAAAAATGAATTGGCTGAATGCCTGGATAAGACAACCACCAGATGTAGATGAAAGTAAAGAAATTACAGAAAGAGCATGGACATTTGATACTGGTGATATTGATATAGAAATTTATGGAGGTAATTTTTAGTGGGTCAACCAATAAAATATACATTAGATGGAACAGATTTTTTTATTACACCATTACCGGCAATTGAAGCATTTAAAATAAAAACTTTACTTATACAAAAATTAGCTCCTCTTGCCGGGGGAACTATTGATACTTTTCTGGGTATATTAAAATCTAATAAACAAAATGCTGAAAGTATACTTGATAAGGATTTAAATACAGAACAAATAGGTAAGGCCTTTGAAAAGCTTTTATTACAATTAGATCCTGATGATTTATTATTATTAGTAAAAAGATTATTAAAGACTACAATTTGTACTTATAAAAATGAAGATAAAATATTAAATTTACAATTTGATGAAAGTAATTTTGAATCCAGTTTTAATATTGTTTTTTCGCAAAGACTTATGAATGTATATCAGCTTTTATTTGAAATTATTAAAATAAATTATAACGATTTTTTCGTAAAGATGGAGGGTATTGGAAACCGGCTAAAAACTATTACATCGGAAATAATCGCACCAAATTCAGAAAAATCCTTGAAGAAATCGGGGAAATAGGTGAATTGTCAAATGATGTCCTGCTTGAATTTCCAATCTGGCGTATCTGGTTGAATGGAAAAGACTCCTTGCAAGAAATCAGAGATAAATGGAATTATAATGATGTAATGATAGCAAATGCCCTCCTGGATATGCAATCTGATCAGAAGGATGCAATTGATGGATATTACGATAAGAAAACTAAGAAAGGGAAATAATTGGTAATAAGGTCACTGCTTACGGCATTAGGGTTTAAATCTGATAATGCTGCTGCTTTAAGATATGACCAGATACTCAATAAAATATATACTACAGCTAAAAAAGTAGTTGACGTAACTCTAAAATTTGGAAATGCAATAATGCAGTCTGCCGGAGAAATGGAACAATGGGAAATTGCTTTTGAAACTATGTTAAGGAGTACAGAGAAAGCAAATAAATTGATGCAGGAAGTAATTGAATTTGCTGCTACTACTCATTTTGAACTTCCCCAGGTAATAGAAGGGAGTAAAAGATTGCTTGCATTTG